AATGCACTATGGAACGTAGATGCTAACATTAACCGCAATGAGCTGGGTGATGAAGCACTTAAAATCCCTAAACTACATGCTAAGTACTATGCTATCTTTACAGAGGAGCGTTTGCGACTCCGTAAGTATGAAACAGATCTTAAGCGTTTACGACTAGATAAATATGAATTCTACACACAAGGTCCTACACAAGAAACACATGACCTTGGATGGAAATTGCCAGCCATCGGTAAAGTCATTAAATCGGATGCATACACTTATGTAGATGCCGATCCCGAAATTATTGACCTTACTCTTAAAATTGGTATTCAACAAGAAAAGATCGAACTGTTAGATAGCATCATTCGCACATTGACGAATAGAGGTTACTTACTTAAAACAGCAGTTGATTGGGAAAAGTTTAAAGTAGGGATTTAATGGATAAAGTTCATCTACAGTATGTTAATGATGCTTACGTAAAAGTTGTTTCAGATCCAGGAACGGTGATGGAGCTATCAGAGCAACTGACCTTCTTTGCAGAGAATTATAAGTTTAATCCTAAGTATAAAGCAAGGATTTGGGATGGCAAGATTCGTCTTGTCAATGGTATGACAGGTTTATTATACGCAGGTTTAGCCCAGCGTGTCAAGAGATTTTGTGATAATCGAGGATATGAATTTTCATTTGACAATGAGATTGCCTATGATGATGTTTCAGAGCATGAAGTTAGAAAGTTTATTGAAACACTAAACCTACCTGCTGACAGAACGCCATATGACTATCAGGTTCAAGCGGTTGTAAAGTGCCTTCGCTCACGCCGTAGAACACTTGTGTCGCCCACCTCATCAGGCAAGTCATTGATCATCTACATTATATGTATGTGGTATTTAGCTAGGGGTATTAAGGAACTGATTGTTGTTCCTACGACTTCGCTAGTCATTCAGTTGGCAAACGACTTCAAGTCCTATGGGTATAAGGATGAATGTCATCTGTCAACCGATGGTTTGAATAAAGGTGATATTGAACAGGATATCACTATCGCTTGCTGGCAGGCAATTGACAACGGCAAATACAGCGTTCCTAAGACATGGTATGCACAGTTTAAAGCAATCATTGTTGACGAAGCACACACTGCTAAAGCAACGCAGTTGGTAAAGATTGCTAGTTCAATGATTAATTGTCCTTATCGCTTCGGCACAACAGGAACGCTAGATGATAACCCGTTAAATATTGCAACCATTGAAGGATTGTTTGGACCTCAGTATAAGGTAACCACCACTGAACAGTTGATGAAAGAAGGCAAGGTTTCACAGTTAACCATCAAGTGTATTATTCTAAAACATACTGCTAAGTCAAAGAAGGAACTGAAAGCCGCTGGTAAAACGTATCAGGATGAGATAGATTATATTGTAGGACACTCTGGCAGAAACAAATTCATTAAAAATCTCACATTATCTTTGCATGGAAACAAACTTCTTTTCTTTAAATTGGTGGACAAACATGGAAAAGTGTTGTATGATCTATTGAAGGATGAGGTTGAAAACGTTTATTATATTGACGGTGCTGTAAAAGCACAGCAGCGAGAAGAGATTAGAAAAGCAGTCGAAGAAGAAGGCAATGCCACTTTGATCGCTTCTTTAGGGACTACTTCTACTGGCGTATCGATCAATCGTCTTAAACATATGATTGCTGCTGCCCCTTCGAAGTCGAAGATCAAGGTGTTGCAGTCGATTGGTCGTATGTTGCGTTTGCATGAAGAAAAAGAAGAATCAGGTGCTATCCTATATGATATCATCGATGACTTTGGAAAGAACTTCACCCTTCAGCATTTTGCCGAGCGCCTTGCTATATACGATAAGGAAGGTTTTGATTATAAAATTTATGTAGTAGGACTTAAAGATGACTGATGAAACATATTTACTAGTGAAGTTAGTCAACGGCGAAGAAGTCATCGGTGAAGTTATCTCCAGTGATGATGCAGCAGAAATGGTAATGCATCGTCCTATGCTAGTTGGTGATAGTTCTATTTCAAGATATCACTTCTTTGCTGAAGATGAAGAATATGTTAGTTTTCGCAAATCAAGTATTGTTTCTACTACAATTCCTCGCAAAGCTTATATCAAATTCTACTTGCATTGTATCTCAAAGTATGATATAAGTGTTAATGATCAACTCGATAAAAGTATTGAATTGTCGATTAAAGGTCATGATAGAGACAAAGAAAGTTACCTCATGGAGCTATTAGGTGCCATGATGTCTACAGGAAATACCTCAATACAATGAAAAAGAAACCAGCACATTACGTTGATAATAAACTATTATATAGTGAGATGACTAAGTTCATCAATGATTGCCGTGAGGCAAAAACAGATGAAGATCAACGTCCAAAGATTCCTGAGTATATCGGTGTTTGCATCTATAAGATTGCAACCCGACTAGCAACTAAACCTAACTTTGCATCCTATACTTATAAGGATGAAATGATTAGCGATGGTATCGAAACATGTTGCAGGTATCTACATAACTTTGATCCTGATAAGTCAACTAACCCGTTTGCATACTTTACACAAATTATCTACTATGCTTTCCTTCAACGTATTCAGAAGGAAAAGAAGCATGCTTACATTAAGCAGAAGTCAATTGAAAATAGTTCTGTTATGAATCTACTAGTCGACCAACCATTTACGGAAGGTCACTTCAATGCATCATATGTTACTATTGATGATGGCAAGATTGCAGATTTTGAGAAGAAGAATAATATCAATCCCGGAAAGACAAAGAAAACATCTAAAATTAAGATTGTTGGGATTGATAAGTTTATTGAGGAAAATACCGATGATGAGTAAAGAAAATATCCCAGTGCTTATTCAACAGCTAACTGAAAATGCTTTAGACCAAAAGGTTCCTGAGCATATTCGCTTCAATTACATCATATCACTAGAGACTATTCGGGATCATTGTGATAAGGTTATTGCTCAGTATAACCAGAAAGCTAAGGCAAAGCGTTAATGAAAATTGCACTTATCACTGACACCCACTGGGGCGCTCGTGGCGACTCGGTGGCATTTGCCGCATACTTCAATCGTTTCTATAATGATATTTTCTTCCCATACCTTGAAGCAAATGGTATCAAGCGTATTTTTCACCTAGGAGATATCGTTGATCGCCGTAAGTATATTAACTTCGTTACGGCAAGGCACCTTCGCAAGTTTGTAGAACATTGTGACACTCAAGGTATTGCTTTAGACGTTATCATTGGTAACCACGATACTGCTTTCAAGAATACAAATGAAGTCAACTCGATGAATGAGTTGTTCTCTCACTCAAACTATAATATCAACTATTATTCAGATCCTACTGATATCGAAATTGACGGAACAAAGATCGCTGTCCTACCTTGGGTATGTAGCGGCAACTACGAACAGTCGATGGATTTCTTGAAGAACACACCAGCACAGATCCTTTTCGGTCACTTGGAAATTCAAGGGTTCGAAATGTATAAGGGTGCTGTCAATGATCATGGGTTTGAAACAAATCTATTTGGTAAGTTTGATACAGTTTTCTCAGGTCACTTTCACCATAAGTCAACCAAAGGTAACATTAGTTATCTAGGTGCGCCGTATGAGATGACTTGGTCAGATTATAATGATCCTCGTGGGTTTCATATCTTTGATACAGACACCCGTGAGTTGACATTCATTCAGAATCCATATACAATGTTTAATAAGGTGTTCTACAATGACACTGATATTACTATGGAAGATCTGTTGAATTTTGATGCAGATAAGTATAAAGGAACATTCGTTAAAGTCATTGTAAAGACGAAGAACAATCCTTATTGGTTCGACCGCTTCATTGATAAACTAGAGAAGGCAGAGGTGCTTGATCTACAGGTAGTAGATGATAATCTGAACCTTAACCTTGATGATGATAGCGATATTGTTGATGAAGCAGAAGATACGTTAACAATCCTTAAGAAGTATGTTGACCAAATTGAAACTACCGTAGATCGTAAGAAACTCAATGGGTTCCTAAACGAACTATATAATGAAGCAATTAATGTAGAGTAGATTATGACTTTTGAGCAATGGCTTGATGAGCATGAAGGTTTCGCCGGACCTCGCATGTATCGTTTGATGGATGATATCAATTCACCCGATCCTGAATATAACGATATGTTGCTAAAGTGGTTACATGCTGCGTGGCAAGTCGGGCATGATCATGCACTTCTTATATTTCAGGATGATGGTAAATAATGATCTATTTTAAAAAAATCCGTTGGCAGAACTTTCTATCAACAGGCAATCAATTTACAGAAGTAATTTTAGATAGATCGCAATCAACCTTGGTGGTTGGCGAGAATGGCGCTGGTAAGTCGACTATTCTTGATGCACTATCCTTTGCGCTATACAATAAGCCCTTCCGTAAGATCAACCGTCCACAGTTGGTCAATGCTATTACGCAGAAGGATGCTGTTGTTGAACTAGAGTTTACTGTTGGCGGCAAAGAATATTTGGTTCGCCGCGGTATCAAGCCAGCAGTGTTTGAGATCCTTGTCAATGATCAGTTGCTAAATCAAAGCAGCAATGTTCGTGAGTATCAGGAGATCCTCGAGAAGAACATTCTGAAAATGAACCACAAGTCATTCAGTCAGATCATTGTCCTGGGGTCTGCTAACTTCATGCCGTTCATGCAGTTGACGGCACAAGATCGCCGTGAGGTGATTGAAGATTTGCTTGACATTCAAATTTTCTCGACTATGAATGTTTTGCTAAAAGAAAAGATTGCAAGTAACAAGATTTCAATTGTAGATAACGACTATCGTATCGACCTTGCTGAGCAGAAGATTGAACTACACCGAAATCATATCGATGCCTTGAAGCGTAATAATGCTGCAATCATTGCACAGAAGTTAGAGAAGATCGCTGAGTATGAAACAGCATCTGCTGATCTAACAGAAATCAATGCAAACTTTTCTATAGAGATTACTACGCTATCTTCACTGATTGATGATCAGGATAAAGTGTCGGGTCGTGCTGCTAAGATCATTGAGATGGAAAAGACGCTAGAAGCACGTATCAAGAAGTTACGGAAAGATATTTCATTCTTTGAAGAGCATGACAATTGCCCAACCTGTCAGCAGGGTATTGATGAACAATTCAAGTGTGACACAATTGCTACTCGTCAAAACAAGGAACAAGAAGTCACTGAGGCTCTAACGAAACTTGAAAGCGAGTATCAGAAAGCAAATCAACGCATAGAAGAAATTGCTGAGATCAATAAGCAGATAACTTCATACAACAAACAGATCACTGACAACCTTGCTGCAATCAATTTTACTGGCAAGCATATTACGTTGATCCAAGCAGAAATTGAACAGTTGAAGGAAACACAAGAAGAAAATACTTCTGGTGTCGAGGAATTATCAGATCTAAATAAGCAACTGAAAGGATACAAAGCGACTAAGGAAGATCTAATCAACCAGCGCGAAGTGTTTGATGTTGCATCATACATGCTAAAAGATAGTGGTATCAAGACAAAGATCATTCGTCAGTATATCCCTATCATGAATAAGTTGATTAACAAGTATCTTGCGGCGATGGATTTCTTCTGTCAGTTCGAATTAGATGAGAGCTTCAATGAAAAGATAAAATCACGTTTCAGAGATGAGTTTTCATATGCTAGTTTCTCTGAAGGTGAAAAGATGCGTATTGATCTAGCAATTCTATTTGCATGGCGTGCAGTTGCAAAGTTACGCAATAGTGCTAGCACCAATCTTTTGATTATGGATGAAGTGTTTGATTCTTCACTTGATGCAGGTGGCACAGAAGAATTTATTAAAATCCTTGAGGGGTTGACGCAAGACACAAATACCTTTATTATCAGTCATAAGGGTGACCAACTATACGATAAGTTCCATTCGGTCATCAAGTTTGAGAAACATAA